GCCTTCGGCAAGAGTTGATCAAAGTAATGGACAACGGAAAAATTGCACAGAACGCTATTGGCAAATCACAGAAAAATCTAATTTAAGAAAATACTATGGCAGAAATACAAGCAATGAATATGGCCGATGCGGCCAGTGCTATCTCAGCAATGTTAGCCCCCGAAAAGGGACAAGCAGAACTTGATGAGACGCAGCCAGTCGAGGAGTCCGATGAGGATTCTGAGACAGCGGCTTCTGAGGAGGATGAGTCTGGTGTGGAAGACGCGCCAGATGAAGAGACTTCAGAGGAACAGTCAGGAGAAGAGGAAGAGACCGAAGAGGGCGAACAGCCACAGACTTTCACTGTCAAAGTTGACGGCAAGGAAGTTTCTGTCACGCTAGACGAACTCCAAAAAGGCTATTCCAGAACTCAGGACTACACTCGGAAAACGCAGCAGATTGCCGAAGTGCGAAAGCAGGCCGAGCAAGAAACACAAGCAGTCCGAGCCGAACGTGAGCAATATGCTCAATTGTTGGGAGCATTGCAAGCCCAACTTCAGTCTTCAGAGCCTCAGATCGATTTGGAACGCCTCTACCATGAGGACCCTATCGAGTGGGTGAGGCAAAAGGAAGTCATGCGGGAGAGACAAGAGAAACTTGGTGCTATTCAGTCCGAGCAGCAACGATTATCTCAAGTGTCCCAGTATGAACAGCAGCGCGCCATGGAAGCCCAACTTGCAAGCCAGCAAGAAGCTCTCTTGGCAGCCTTACCTGATTGGAAAGACCCCAAGAAGGCAAAGGCAGAAAAGGCGCTGGTAATTGAGTCTGCTAAAGCAGCAGGCTTTACCGATGAAGATTTGAAGAGCGTTTACGACCACCGACTGGTTTTACTGCTACGCAAAGCGGCACTGTTTGACCAGATGGTAAGTAAGCGCCAAGGCATTAAGCCTGTGGTGAACAATGGCCCACGAACAGCCAAGCCTGGTGCAGCTGGTCGGGTTTCGACAACAACTGAGAGTGTGCGAGCAAAGCAGCGTCTTGCAAAAACTGGTCGCATCGATGATGCGGCTTCTGCAATTGAACATTTATTGAAATGAGGAAATTATGACTATCGTAAGTAACACATTCCTGACTTACTCTGCAAAGGGTATTCGGGAAGATTTGAGCAATATTATTACAAATATAGCTCCTGAAGAAACGCCCTATGCTTCAAACATTGGCCGTGAAAACGTGTCCAATGCTCTGTTTGAATATCAGACAGATACATTGGCCGCAGCTGCTGCCAATGCCCAGTTAGAGGGTGACGATGTCGCATCGTATGACGCTGTGACTGCAACTGTGCGTATGCAAAACTACTGCCAGATTTCACGCAAGACAATCATCTTGTCAGCCACTGAAGAAGTGGTTAACAAGGCAGGGCGTCGCAGTGAGCTGGCCTATCAAATCGCGAAAAGGGGCGCGGAATTACGTCGCGACCAAGAATTCGTGATGTTGAATGGTGGTATTGCTGTCGCTGGTGATTCAACTACTGCCCGTGTGACTGCTTCTTTGGGTGCGTATATCAAGACGAACACAGATAAGCAGACCAATGGTACTGATCCATCTTATACAACGCTGCCAAACAGCGCCCGTACAGATGGCACAGTGCGCACATTTACTGAAACCATTCTCAAGAATGTGATTCAAAAAGTGTGGTCACAAGGTGGTACACCTAAGATTTTGATGTGCGGTCCTGTTAACAAACAGCGCGTATCAGGTTTCTCTGGTATCGCATCCAGCCGTTTCAACATTGATGGAGGCGCAAAGCCAGCAACCCTCGTGGGCGCTGTCGATATCTACGTTAACTAATGGCGTCGATAAGCAGTAATGCTTATTTGTAACTGGGTGAATTCGGTGAACCTCCTAACTGTCAGGCCGGACAGAGGACAATACCGAGCCAAGCCGAGAAATCGGAAGGTGTAACGACTAGAGGTGAGAGCCTCGTAGGACCAAGCGGTCCGAAGTGCCCAGCCCCTCAAAGTGAGGGTGAAGAGATAGTCTGATCTACCAGGTAACTGGTAGCCTCGAAAGAGGGATGAGAGAATAGCGAATCTCATTTAACATTGATGCAGTGATTTCGGCAATGTGCAAGTGATTGCAAACCGCTTCCAACGTGAGCGTGATGCATGGGTTATCGATCCTGACTACGCCAAAATGACTATGCTGCGCCCTTATCAGCAAGTCGAATTGGCCAAGACTGGCGATGCTGAAAAGCGTATGCTGATCGTGGAATGGGGTCACAAGGTGACTTCTGAGTTGGCCCATGGTTTGGCCGCTGACTTGATCACTTCTTAATCGAAGCAAACTGAAAGGGCCAGGGAAACTTGGCCCTTTTTTTAACATGATTCACAAAAGACTATTTAGCGAAAACAAAGATCAAGGCATCAAACGAATCTGGCATGAAAACCCAGAAACTGGCGATGTGACCATTGAGACCCAACAAGATGTCACAGCGGTGATTGACGCCAACAAGGCCATCTATAACGCTACAGATGAGAAAGCCAACTGGAATGGTGAATGGCATTTAATTGCATCCATCCCTGAATCCCTTTATTACAAGATGAAGGCCGAGGGCAAGATCGATGACCAAGAGTACATGAAGCGCTGGCTCAACGACAGCGACAACCAATTTTTTAGAACTCGCCCTGGGAAAGTATGAATTACATTGCAGTCTGCACACCGGCCCGTGATCAGGTCCACACAAATTACACCTACTGCATGGTGAATATGGTGGCGTATCACACACTCAACACTGAAGACGCTATCAGTCTGAAATTGATGCAAGGCACAATCATCCAAAACCAAAGGGCTGACCTTTGCTTGGATGCCATGAAAGAAGGCTGCACCCATATCCTTTTCATTGACTCGGACATGACGTTTCCACAGGACATGGTCCAGCGGCTGCTGAAGCACGACAAAGAGATTGTGGCTGCCAACTGTGCCAGGAGAAGAATGCCGACTGGCCCGACAGCTCAGAACTATGACGAGAATGGCAAGCGCCAGGTGGTCTATACCATGCCAGAATCCACTGGATTGGAAGAGGTGGGAAGCATTGGAACGGGCATAATGCTGATCAAGCGCGAGGTGTTTGAGGGCATGAGCGAGCCATGGTTTGATATGCCGTGGCAGACCACCAGAGGCTACATGGGTGAGGATGTGTTCTTTTGTAAGAAAGCTCAAGAGCTGGGTTACAAGGTCTACATTGACCATGATGTCTCAAAGGAAATTGGCCACATTGGCACGTTTGAATTCCGCCATGAACACACTTGGATTGTGAAAGAAGAGATGGAAAAAGAGGCCCAATAATGGCACTGACTACATACGCGGAACTGAAGACATCCATTGGTGACTGGCTTAACCGAGCCGACCTGACTTCTGTCATTCCTGACTTTATCTCTCTGGCCGAGGCACAAGTTGAAAGAACACTGCGCACCAGGCAGATGATCGTCAGGGCTAATGCGTATTTTGATGCGCAATATGGCGCTGTGCCTGCTGACTTTTTGGAGACCAAATCTCTCAAGCTCACAAGTACAAATCCCCAGACCCCATTGCAGTTTTTGAGCATTGATGCCTTGGACAATGAGATGACCAAATACACGGCCAGTGGCAAACCAAAATTTTTTGGCATTGTTGGTGGCCAGTTTCGTATTGTCCCAACACCAGACAGCAATTACACGATTGAGCTGACCTATTACGCCAAGTTGTCAAAGTTATCAACTAGCAACACGACCAACTGGCTTTTGACATCAAACCCAGACATTTATCTGTATGGAGCATTGCTCCAGGCTGCACCATACTTGCAAGATGATGCGAGAATCCAGACATGGGCAACACTCTATGAGCGAGCCTTGAACGATTCACAAACTGCCGATGATCGCGGTGCATCTTCTGGTGGTGCATTGTTGACCCGTGCAAAGACTTTTGGGTAAAAAAATGATTGTGACAACGACAAAAGGCGACATGGATGACTCTTTGCTTGAGAAGCGCGAGGGGTCCATTGACAACGATACCGAGGCAACGGGCTGGGTTGAGTATTGGCTTGATGGCGAATTAGTCCACCGGTCTGTGAATATGGTTTTAAAACGAGGTGTTTTTGCCGAAGGCGAAACCCAAGCAATTTAAGGATTGATATGGCTAACACTCAAGCAATGTGTACAAGTTTTAAGGGTGAGCTGCTGGTCGGCCACCACAATTTTGGCACTGGCGTGACCCGCGGCTCGACTGCTGCCGACACTTTCAAGGCTGCACTGTATGTGGACACTGCCACAGTCAATGCGACAACCACAGCCTACAGCGCCACCAATGAGGTGTCAGGCACTGGCTACACAGCAGGCGGTGCGACTGTGACGTTTGGCACTGCGCCAAGCACCAGCGGCACGACAGCCTTTGTGACCCCTAGCGCCAGCATTGCCTACACGACTGTCACTCTGACCACGGCATTCAATGCGGTCTTAATATATAACAGCACGCAAAGCAATAAGGCTGTCAGTGTCCACACGTTTGGATCACAGACAGTCACAGCTGGCACGTTCACCCTGACCATGCCGGTCAATGACGCAAGCACCGGCCTGATCCGGATCGCTTAAATAAAGGGGCAGCGGCATGGCTGCTTATGGAACGGGCTATTACGGCCTTGGTGTCTACGGCATAGGCAATGTTGTCATCAGTGGCAACACGGCCACTGGTGCTGTCGGCACGCTGCTGACCAATACATCAGTCCAAGAGGATGGGACCATTGCCACCGGCAATGTCGGCACAGTCACTATCGCAATAAGCATTGCCATTACCGGCAACGCGGCCACGGGCGCAGCTGGTACGTTAGCCCCAGAATTAAGTAAGGCAGTCACAGGCAACACGGCCACGGCAGCGGCTGGCACGGCAGTGCCAGGCATTGCATTTGAGATCACAGGAAATCAGGCCACTGGCGCTATCGACTCTTTGGGTGTTTCAGTCAGCAAGGCAGTCACCGGCAACACGGCCACGGGTGCTGTGGAAACGATGCCCAGTGAGGTCATTACATTTCAAGCTATCACCGGCAACACTGCCACAGCAGCTGTGGGAAGTGTTGTCAATGTCATATCAGTGGAAATCACTGGCAATGCGGCCACTGGGTCGGTCGGCACAATCTTTGGCTTTGGCTGGGGTGCAATCCCAGACACGGCAGAAACTTATACGGCAATCAGCGATACGGCAGAGACTTGGACTGTGCTTGGCGACACGGCAGAAACTTATACGGCCATCAGCGACAGTGCAGAAACTTGGACCACAATCGGGGATAATTCAGAGACTTGGACACCAGTCTAAAAGGAGCTTTAAATGGCAGATACAACCACAACAAACCTATTACTGACCAAACCAGAAGTCGGTGCATCCACTGATACCTGGGGAACGAAGATCAACACCGATCTGGACAGTGTTGATGCAATCTTTACTGCCGGTGGAACTGGCACATCAGTGGGCCTTAATGTTGGCTCTGGCAAGACTTTGGCTGTGGCCGGTACATTGACATCGACCGGCACATCATCGTTCTCAGCAAACCCCACATTCTCAGGAGGCACAGCCAACGGAGTAACCTATCTCAATGGTTCAAAGGTTGTGACAAGTGGCTCTGCGCTTCAGTTTGATGGCACAAGTTTATTTGTTGGTGCTACTTCTGCTGCGGCAGGAAAGTTGGTAGTTAAAGACACAGCCTCTAGCAATCACTTGTGGCTTATCGGTCGTACAAGTGACGGCGCATCTTCTGTGTCGTTTAGAAATGCGGCTGATTCTGCTTACTCAGGTCGTATTGAGGTTGATGCAACTAGCGGTATGCAGTTTGGTCTAGTTGGGGCGGCAGAAGGTATGCGCCTCACCTCAACAGGGTTGGGTATTGGTACAACTAGCGTTGCATCTGGCTACAAACTTGATGTTCGTGGAAATATAAACACACAAGTTGCAACATCTGGAACATTTTTATCATGCGGTGATGGAACAGACCAAGTTGTATTTGGCTCATATAAAGCAGTTATAGGTTCTGGCAATTTATATGATGGAATTATTTATGCGGGTAAAGCTACCGCAAATCTGTCGTTTTATTTAGGCACATCTCAAAAAATGTTGCTCGACTCCTCGGGCAATCTAGGCGTGGGAGTTACTCCGAGTGCTTGGAGTGGTTTTACTGCATCTCAAGTTGGTAATACTGCTATTTGGTCAACAAGTACAAACAACAGTCACTTTAGTTCCAATACATATTACAACGGCACAAACCGCATTTATATTGGGACTGATTACGCAACTGAATATGCGCAACAAACTGGTCAGCATAAATGGTTTATAGCCCCATCAGGTACAGCAGGGGGAACTATTACTGCTACTCAGGCGATGACTCTGGATGCAAGTGGGAATTTGCTTGTTGGTACTACAACCGCAAACGGGAAAATCAGCTTGTATTCCACTAGTAGTGTGGCAATGTCGGTTGATGGAACTGGTCAATATAAAGCATTTGAGTTATATGCATCTGGAGTTCGTAAAGCATATTTTAATATTGACTCGACAAATAGCATCACAACTCTTAGCTCTGTTTACGGAACTTTAACTTTTCAAACTGGTGAGACAGAACGAGCCAGAATAACGTCAGCGGGTGACGTATGCGTAAATACAACGTCAGCAACTGATAGTGCAAAACTTACTGTAGCGGCAATTTATGGTACTTCTAATGGTATTAGCGTAAGTTCAAGCGCAACAGGCTCAACAAACGCAATGGTCTTTCGCAATCCTAATGGCGCAATTGGAAGTATCTCAATAAGTGGTTCTGCAACTGCCTATAACACTTCATCTGATTACCGCCTAAAGAATACCATTGCACCAATGACAGGTGCATTGGCTAAAGTGGCATTACTTAAGCCAGTCACATATAAATGGAACGCTGACAACTCCAATGGTGAGGGTTTTATTGCTCACGAATTAGCTGAAATTGTGCCAAACGCTGTGACAGGTGAGAAAGATGCCGTAAATGCTGATGGCAACCCACAATATCAAGGCATTGATGTGTCATTCTTGGTGGCTACATTGACTGCCGCCATCCAAGAACAACAAGCCCTAATCCAATCACTCAAGGCACGACTTGATGCCGCTAATCTTTAAGGACTGACATGACCTTGACACAAGATGAAGCGCACAGACTGTTTGAGTACAGGGACGGAAAGCTGTTTTACAGGAAATGTTCAAGAGGAAGTGGCAAGTTTAAAACTGACCCAGAAGCAGGTGCAAATTCAGGGCATGGATATAAAAAACTTAGCTTGAATGGTAAATTTTATTACACGCACCAAATTATTTTCTTAATGCAACATGGACACATCCCTAAGTTGATTGACCATATTGATGGCAACTCAGAAAATAACGCTATTGATAATTTAAGAGAATCTAACAAGTCTTTAAATGCTTGTAACTCAAAATTGCCATCTCACAACACATCAGGAACTAAAGGTGTTGTTTGGGGTAAAAGAGAAAACAAGTGGATTGCTAGAGTTCAAATAAATAGAAAAGTAATTCATTTGGGAACTTTTAAAGATTTAGACCTTGCAAGTTTGGTGGCAGATGAAGCAAGACTTTTGTATCACGGCAAACACGCCAGAATTTAAAGGAAATTAACATGACCACAGTAAACTGGACTATTAGCACTTTGGACAGAGATATCGCCACAGGATTTGTGCAGACCTGCCATTGGCAAGCCACAGCAGTAGATGGTGAACACACAGCTTCTATCTATTCAACTTGCTCATGGGCTGATGGCACACCAACGATTCCCTATGCAGACCTGACACAAGAAACAGTGCTTGGTTGGGTGTGGGCTAATGGGGTGGATAAAGCTAGTACAGAGGCGGCTCTGGCAGCTAATATTGCTTTGCAGAAGAACCCTGTTACTGCTACTGGCACACCTTGGGGTCAAGCATGAAGCTAGAGTTAGAAGTTAACGAGATTAACTTTGTATTGCAGACTCTTGGTGAATTGCCAAGCAAGTCAGGCGTTTGGCCTCTGATTCTTAAAATCAAAGAACAGGCTGAAGCGCAAGTACCTAAAGACGCACCAGTGGAGTAATTCATGGAAAACGAAGTCACCCACAAGCAAATCTACGACAGGCTGGTTGAAGTTGAAACCAAGGTAGATAGCATAGACCAGAACACTAAAGGTCTTGTAGAGGCTATGAAGGCTCTTGATGGGGCTTTTAAAGTGCTTGGATGGATAGCCTCTGCTGCCAAGCCTATTCTTTGGGTGGCGGGTCTAATCATGGCGGCTGGTGCTGTTTGGCAGACTTGGATTAAAAAATGATGGATTGGCTAGAAGCTATTATTGCTCTAGCCTTTCTTTTTTGTTTCGTCATGTTTTGCGCTAATGTCATTCTTTGGGCGATGCCGTGAAATGGCTTATTGCACTTGTTTTAACTCTCTCACTTCACTCCACAGGGCAAGACCTTTGTAGTGTTAGAGAGTTTTATTCAATTGCTTACACAATCCACAACCCAAGTGAACGTCATCAGCAAATGTCTATATGGCTTACAAATCATCAGAAGTTATGCAAAAGTTCCGACTTTATCGTCATTTGGAATAATTTGAGTGAATGGGCTGGTGCGGCCGATGGTGCAGAGTTAAGACATAAAGTAATTCAAGGATACAAGAGCGCACTTGAGAGGGAAAAGAAATGATTGATACCATCAAATTGTTCCCGACTGTTCAGCCCTCTGGTTATCCAGATAGACATGACCTTGCTCAGAAAAGACTTGAAAGACAGCATGAAGTTAATAAAGCAAACGAATTAGCCAAACAAAAACAAGTGCAATTACAAGACATAGGCTTTGAGATTTATTGCAAGAAGTCAGTTCAAGAGAGACTCCGCATGGAAATATTTCAGAATCGTAAACTGGATATATATGTATGAAACAAGACCAAGATGTTGTAGGTAAGTTGACTTACTCAGTTACCTTGATGGTAGCTTCTACTCTTTGCTTATCAGTATTGGGGATGGTGGCCGCTTTTCTTTTGGGCTTATGGGCAAAGGAAGTAGACAACGCTGAAATCTTTGCCATGCTTCACCCTGCTTTTCAAACCATCATTGGTGGCTTTATTGGCCTCTTGGCGGGTGTCAAACTGTCGCATGGTGACTCTCACCATAAATGTAAACATTGTGAGGACTAATCATGCTTGATATTCTTAGTGGTGGTTTATTAGGTTCAATTTTTGGTGGCATCTTTAGGATGGCTCCTGAAGTCCTTAAATGGCTTGATAAAAAAAATGAGCGTGAGCATGAACTTAATATGTTCAAGTTCCAATGCGATTTGGAAGCTCAACGTGGCCAACAGAAGTTAGCCGAAATTGGCGCACAAAGAGAAGCTGCGGTGGATGTTGGCGTAATGGATGCATTTAATGCGGCTATCACTCAGCAGGCCGAGATGGTTAAAGCAGCTGGTGGATGGGTGGCCAGTCTGTCAGCATCAGTCAGGCCAGTAGTAACATATTGGGTACTATTCGTATGGTCATTTATCCATGTTTGGTTTGCTTGGAACGCATGGTTGGCAGGTGCGCCAGCTACTGAAGTTTTTAAAACAATGATGACACCAGACTTTTCTGCTTTGCTCTCAGGAACTATTAACTACTGGTTTCTTGATAGAACTCTGTCTAAGCGTGGCATATGAACTTAGAACTGGCTGCATCTTTATGTAAGCAGTTTGAGGGGTTTAGAAGTAAACCCTATTTATGCCCTGCTAACGTAGCTACGATTGGTTATGGCTCTACTTACTATGCTGATGGGCGCAAAGTAACCTTGCAAGATAGCCCAATAGATGAGGCTGTAGCTAGTGCTTTACTTATGCACGAGTTAGAGCATACCTACTTACAGGGTGCTCTGAGAAACTGCCCCATCCTTATGACAGACGAGCGTAAGTGCAATGCCATTGTGGACTTTTGCTATAACTTAGGTATTGGCAGACTCCAAACCTCCACTCTAAAGCGAAAAATCAATGCCCAAGATTGGGAAGGGGCTAAAGAGCAACTTATGTTATGGAACAAGGGCGGTGGTAAAGTTCTAGCAGGTCTGACAAAGCGCAGAGTTGCAGAATGTGCATTGTTAAATTAAACTGTAACAATTCTTGTATAAGGTGTTGAAATGCCTAACATTCCTACGCCAGAACACGCAGAACTGTTTGCACAAAGTGTCAGAAAGTGGCAGCAAGTGCTTAGTCTTGGCGATTGGAGAATTGAGAAAGGCATAAAGCCAGCTAAAGCAGCGATGGCTTCTGTTGAGTTCACTCCTAACGCAAGACTTGCTGTTTATCGATTGGGTGACTTTGGTGCTGAGAAAATTACACCTGAGAGCATAGATAAGACTGCTTTGCATGAATTACTGCACATCTTTTTGCATGACTTGATGACTGTGGCACAAGACGCATCCTCCTCTGAGGACGACAAAGAAATGCAAGAGCATCGCATAATCAATTTGCTAGAACACCTTTTAACCAAGGATTCCAATGGGTAGCCATAACGAAACGTGTACTGATACTGAGTTTATCCAACTGTGGGGACAACTTCAATCTGCACAAAAAATAGCTGAACATCTTGGAATAGCAAACAGGGCAGTTCATTTGCGTAGAAGATGGATTGAGAAAACTTACAACATGGCACTTCATGCAAGTGACCATCGTGGTGTTAAATACGACAAAAACAAACCCAAGTCATTTAGTCCACTAAAGCAAGTTGAGCTTGGAATGCTAGATGGCACTGTGATTGTTTTCTCTGACGCGCACTTTATACCTGGTCAAAGGTCCACGGCCTTTAAAGGATTACTGTGGGCCATTCAAGAATTCAAGCCTCATGCGATCGTGTGCAATGGGGATGCCCTGGATGGTGCATCTATAAGCCGCCATGATGTGACTGAACTTCCCCAAACTTCTGTCATTCAAGAACTCAAAGCTACGCAAGGTGCGTTGGGTGAGATTGAGGAAGTGGCCAAAGCAGCCAGGCACAATGTAAAGCTACTGTTTACATGGGGCAACCATGACATTCGTTTTGGCAACCGACTGGCCCAGCACGCGCCACAATTCAAAGAGGTCAAAGGCTTTAAGCTCACAGACCACATCCCAGACTGGGACTTCTGCTGGGCAGTGTGGCCCACTGAGCAGTGCATCATCAAACACCGGTACAAGGGGGGGATTCATGCCACCCACAACAACACTGTCAACGCTGGTGTCAGCATAATAACCGGTCATTTGCATTCATTAAAAGTCACGCCATTCAGCGATTACAACGGGTGTAGATACGGGGTAGATACAGGGACACTGGCCGAGACTGATGGCCCACAATTTAACTATGCCGAGATAAATCCTAACAACCACAGATCGGGCTTTGCGGTTCTAAACTTCTTTAATGGGACACTTTTATGGCCAGAGCTGGTCCATAAATTTGACGAAGACATGGTCCAGTTTAGGGGTGAGGTCATCGATGTGGGTGCATTTTGAGCGCCTGGCTAATCATTCTGACTGGCGCGATCTATGCCTACATTGCTGGGGAGCAGCTCTTTAAAGGCAATCTATATATGGCCGTGGTCTATGCAGGCTATGCATTTTCAAATGTGGGGCTGTACTTGATGTCCAAGTAAGCCCCATTTGCAACCCATAGGTTAAAGTTCTTCTTTGGAATCTAAAGCAAAAGGTGGGATTTCTTCTTCTTCAGTGTCTTCTTCAAAATCTTCATCATCAAGGTTAACTGCTTCATATTCAACTGCCCAGCCGTGTTCTTCTTGAAAAGCAATGAAATCTTTGATGATCTCAATTTTTTCAAAATCCCACGTTTCGATTGTAATTTTCTCATTCTCAATAAAACCCAATTCCATTTCAAATTTCATGACATTCCCCAGTTAAAGCAGCCGATTGCTGCAAAATTATCGTAGTCCGATTTTGTGTCAATGAAAAGTCTTATCCATTGGGGGCTGTTTAGGGCAAAATCAAGCCATGGCCACCAAACAGCAACAACTTGAAGCCCCATCTATACCAAGTCTGGGTTATCCCCCAGAGGCGTATGAGCGCAGGCATTTAAATGAAAATTACAGCGCCTTAAATAATTACTTCAGAAAAGTCACTTCAGTGCTAGGGTCTTTGTTTGGACCAAGGGGCGGCAAGTTTATGAACAACCCCTATGGGGCATTTCAAGACTCAACCGACCAGGTGGCTGCCAACACCACCACGGCCTATGCGGTCACATTCAACACGACAGACTTTTCCAATGGCGTGACCATGGCCAGTGGGTCCAGAATCACTGTGGCCGATGCCGGAATCTGGAACTTGCAGTTTTCCATTCAGTTTACAAATACGACAAATTCGTCTCAAGATGTCGATGTCTGGTTTCGGGTCAATGGTACAAATGCGGCCAACTCAAACAGCAGATTTGGCTTTGCACCCAGAAAAGGTGTTGGCGACCCATTTCACACTATTGGTGCAATCAATTATTTTTTGAGCTTAAATGCCACAGACTATGTTGAGATAATGTGGAGACCAACCGATGTGGGTGTCACGATTGAACAATATCCAGCCGGCACAAGCCCCACACGGCCAGCAGTGCCATCAGCCATTGTCACAATGAGCTTTGTGTCCAACTTACCAACATAATTGCCATGTACATACCACTCAAATTACCCCCAGGCATTTACAGAAACGGCACTGAGTACCAGTCGGCAGGCCGCTGGTATGACGCAAACCTTGTGCGCTGGTACGAGAACACTTTGCGACCCATGGGTGGCTGGAGAAAACGAGCTTCTAGCCAAATGACTGGTCTGTGCCGTGGTTTCATTACCTGGCGCGATAACAGCGCTTTGAGGTGGATTGCAGCAGGCACACAATCCAAACTCTATGCCATGAATGAGGCTGGAACACTCAAAGAGATTACTCCAAGCGGCATTACAGCTGGCAATGCTGATGCAGTTTTGAAAACTGGTTATGGATACAGCACCTATGGCTCATTTGGTTATGGCGTGGCCAGACCCGACTTGGGATCAGTTACTGCGGCCACCACATGGTCTATGGACACATGGGGCGAGTATTTGATTGCTTGCTCAAGCACCGATGGCAAGCTCTATCAGTGGCAATTGGGGTTTGCGACACCCACATTGGCTGCGGCCATTACCAATGCACCTACGGGCAACAAGGCGGTCTTGGTGACTGCCGAGCGCATTATGTTTGCTTTAGGTGCTGGTGGTAATCCACGCAAAGTGCAATGGTCTGACCAGGAAGACAATACAGTCTGGACACCGGCAGCCACAAATCAGGCCGGTGACTATGAACTGGCAACGCCTGGTTCACTCATTGCCGGCAAGCGAGTCAAGGGTGTCAACCTACTGTTTACAGATGTCGATGTGCATACAGCGCAATATGTTGGCGCGCCATTTGTCTATGGCTTTGAGAAGGCTGGCTCTGGTTGTGGATTGATCTCGGCCCAGTCTGTGGCGGCCATTGACACTGCTGCCATTTGGATGAGCAAGTCTGGCTTCTGGATATATGACGGCTATGTCAAGCCACTGCCAAGCGATGTGTCGGATTATGTCTTTGGGAATATGAACTTTAACCAGGCATCCAAAGTTTATGCTGTTCACAATAGTCAGTTTGGCGAAATCTGGTGGTATTACCCAAGCAGTGGAAGTAATGAAAATGACAGTTATGTCACTTTTAATTATAGAGAGCAGCATTGGAACATAGGCTCATTGGCGCGTACTGCTGGCACTGATGCCGGAGTATTTACCAACCCATTGATGGTTTCAACCGATGGTTATATCTATGAGCATGAAGTCGGTTTTGCTTATGACAGCGCCAACCTCTACGCTGAAAGTGGCCCAGTGCAATTGGGAAATGGCGACAACATCATGTCGGTCAGGCAAGTGGTCCCAGATGAGCAGACTCTGGGTGAAGCGGTGGTGTCATTTAAAACCCGTAATTACCCGACTGGCGACCAGTCTACATTTGGGCCATATACGGCAGCCAACCCAACTTCAGTAAGGTTTTCTGGCCGACAAGTCAATGTAAAGGTGACTGGCAATACTTTGGCCGACTGGCGCGTGGGCATCTTTAGGCTTGAGGCCATCCCAGCCGGTAAGCGATGAGCGACCAAGAACAATTGGACAGGCTGCGCCATCATGTGGAGGCTGCCTTAGAATACAGTGGAGGCACACATAATTTTGACGATGTCGCTGAGATGGTCGAGGATCACAGATTACAGCTGTGGCCGGCCAAGGACTCGGTGGTATTGACAGAGATCATTGTCTATCCGCAGCTAAAGAATTTGCATTATTTTCTGGCTGGTGGCGACCTAGATGAACTCTCACGGATGCGACCATTGATCGAATCCTGGGGCAAGTCTGTTGGCTGCACCAGGGTGACTTTGGCAGGCCGAAGAGGCTGGGCAAAGACATTTTTGAAAGACGAAGGTTACAGTCCACAATGGTCTGTAATGGCAAAGGAACTTTAGGGGATAAATATGGCCACAAATACAGAGCAACTACTTTCATATTTGCAGACTCCTGGTCTGACAGATGCGCAAATTGCTGGTGAAGTAAACCGATTAGGTGTTACGGCTGCCCAAGTGTCACAGCTCACTGGTGTTCCAATTGCAGATGTCCAGTCTAGGCTTGGCACAGCTGCCAATGTAGTTGGTGGAACAACGGCTGGCACAGTGGCTGGTGGTGGTGCAACAACCCCAACATTTGGCACAACCCAAGAGACTGCCTTTTATAACTTCTTGCAAACTCCAAATTTAACTGATCAGCAAATTGCTGCTGAAGTTAATCGTCTTGGATTAAAAGGTGATCAAATTTCAAAAATGACTGGTGTTCCAGTTGGTGAGATCAATGCACGTTTGAATCTAATTTCAACGCAAACGGCTGCACAGACTAAAGCGGCTGCTGATGCCTTGGCATTGACCAATTCTCAGAATGCTTTAAATGCGGCTAATGCAAGAGCTTTGGCTTTGCAAAACAAAACAACAACGCCAACAAATACAGCCAACTTCAGCGCATTTACAAACTTTCTTAAAACACCAGGCTTGACTGACCAGCAGATTGCAGCCGAGATGAATCGTCTTGGCATCACAAACAGCCAAGTGTCTGGTCTGACTGGCGTGTCAGAAAATGATGTGCAAAACCGATTCAATGCAACTGCACCATTCTCAAATGCCACACAAGGCTTTGCACAGAACTTCAACAATTACCAGTCAATCCCAATTGGCGCTCAATACAACCCTGGCGTGACAGCCGGTGGTGCATCCCCCTACTCTCAGATCATGTCGCAGATGAGACCAGTGGGCAACCCCTATGCTGGCGTGGTCGGTAACTTGAGCATGGGTGGCTATAACCCTGGTCTCTATGACCAGATCAATGCAGCTAATGTTGCAAAAGCTATTGCTGCAAATGCTGGCACTACATTGGCTGACTATTATGGTGGCGGTGCTGGTGCTGGTGATGGTGGTGGAACTGGTGGTGATGGCGGTGGAGCTACCGGTGGCGGTGGTGGTGGTGCAATGGCCAAAGGCGGCTATGTCCATGGTGGCCTAATGTTTGGCCCCAATCCTCCTGGTCCAGATGATGGCGCTGTCAATCTTGATATGGGTGAATATGTGATCAAGAAGTCTTCAGTCGATAAATATGGCAAGGGACTTTTGGACATGATCAATGAAGGCAAAGTGCCTGCCAAGAAAATGAAATCTTTACTCGGATAAGGTGGCGATATGTCAAAAGGTGGAACAACAACCTCAACAAGCTCCATTGATCCACAGATCAAAGAAGCATTCTTGGCCAATTTTCAGCAGGCCCAAGGGGTCGCTGGCGCTTTGCCGACTCAGCAGTTTGCCGGCTACAACCCTTTGTATCAGGCAGGCGAGGAGGCTTTGGTCAACACCGGCCTTGCTGGCCCAGGCATTACTGGCACAGACTTAGCAGCCCAGATGGCCGCGTATGGCGGTGTCTATCAGCCTGGTCAGATCACAGCGCAGCAGACCAATCTAGGTCTTGGACAAGGTCCAGGCACTATCGGCTCTTACATGAATCCCTACTCAGAGATGGTGCGCAAGAACGCATTGACTGACCTTGAGGCTTCACGCCAGACTGCCATCCAGCAGATGGGCGAGCGCGCAACTGCTGCCAAGGCTTTTGGTGGATCACGCCAAGGTGTGGCCGAGGCTTTGACCAATGCAGGGTTTGCTAAACAGGCCGGCACTCTTGGGGCAACATTAAACGAGCAGGCATTTAATCAGGCAATGGCCGCGCAGCAGGCCGACATTGGTCGCAGATCAGCAGCAGACATTGCCAATCAGCAAGCAGGCTTGCAAGGTGCGCAATTAAGGCTAGGCGGTGCAAGCCAGCTAGGAAATTTGGCTGCACAGCAACAAGCATTGCGTCTTGGTGGCGCTCAAGCGGTCATGGCCGCTGGTGGTGCGCGTCAGGCATTGGACCAGCAACAAATGGATGCGATCCGCAATATTGGTTTGCAGCGTCTTGGTGTGGTCCAGTCTTCACTCGGTGCGCAGCCTGCCAATCTTGGCATGGTGGCCACAACGCCATACACCCAGAATGTCGGTGCTGGCCTATTAGGCGGTGCATTGGCTGGCTCTCAATTGGCTGGTGCGGCTGGTATTTCAGCAGGCACTGGCGCGACTCTTGGTGCATTGACTGCCTTAATCTAACATGAGACAAAACCCAACTCCAGAGCCACAACGCTACGCTGATGCGCAGCTGATGGCTTTGCTTGATCCATCAAGCAAGCGTGACACCATCCTGATCACGCCTGGATCACCGATGCCCTCGCGCATCCCTGATGGGTTAACAGTGGCTCAGACAAGCCGTGGCATTGTGATAACCAGTGATCCTGCAAAGGTCAAGATCATTGACCAAGGGTCTGAGAAAGATGTGGGCATGGCACTGTTTGGCTATGCGCATGATCAGACCAAGGGATTTGACAATGTGGCGGTAGCCATGGACAGAAACAAAACACCGGTGGCAGAACTGGCCATCAAGCCTGGTCAAGAAAGACAGGCCATGAAGGCTGCATCTTTGCTTGCACCAGATACAGGATCAACTAACATGATGAGCAGAGGCGATGTGGTCAATACACGCCTCAAAGGTTTATTGGATTAAGGTGGGAATATGGCTAATGAATTTGACTTCAGCAGTTTAGGAAGTATGTTTGGCGGTGGTGGAGTGCCAACTGGTCTTGATGCATTGCTGACAGAAGATCAGCGCAAACTCTTGGGCCGTAATGCTGCACTGTCAGCAGCTGGTGCATTGCTCCAAGCCAGTGGCCGAAGTGCAGTGCCTATTAGCATGGGCCAAGCGCTTGGATCAGCTTTGCAGGCAGGCCAGCAAGGTTATCAACAAGCCCGTGCCACTTCTTTTCAAGATTTGATTTTGGGTGCAAAACTCCAAGAGGCAAAAACAGCCCAAGATTTGCAAAAGCAAGTCGCAGGCATATTGACTGGCCCTGCACCAACTGCATTGAGTCCAGAGATGCAGGCTTTGGCTATTCCTGGTATGCAGGCTGGCCCAACTGTGGCCCGTGCTGAACTGGCCGCAAACATTCCACAGCCAAGTGCCAATGAAGCTAAGGCTTTGCAATATCAAAGAATTGCAGACATTTATACAGCAGCCGGTAAGAGTGAAGATGCAAAGCGCTATCAAGACATTGCCAAAGAACTCAACCCAAGGGCTGAGATAACGGGACAACCATTTGAAGTGACTGATCCAAAAGGCAATGCCATATTGGTCCAGCAATACAAAGATGGCACTGTGAAGACCATGCAAGGCTATGGTCCAAAACGTGATGTCGTTTTGCAATCCCTTGGTGGCCAGACTGTGGCAATTGACAAGTCAAAACTAAAAGGCAACGAGACATTTGCCCAGACAATGACTCCGAGTGAGATTGCCAATTTGCAGGTGGCTAGAGGAAATTTGGCCGTGGCTCAAGGTGGTCTTGGCTTGCGTCAGCAAGAATTTTTGCGTGGTGGATATCAACTAAAAGAAGGCCCAGATGGTCTGTCTTATGTACCAACTGCACCAGGCGGCCCAGCCATCCCAGTGATGACAGCAGCCGGAACACCATTTGAAGGTGCTGGCGCTAAACCTACTGAAGACCAAAGTAAGTCAGCAGGCTTTGCTTATCGCATGAAGCAATCGACCGCAATTTTTAATCAGCCTGCTGTGGATAAAACTGGCCAGCCAATTTTAGACCCTAAGACTGGAAACCCAGTAACTCTTGAAGATTTGTATGGAAAGCCATCAAGAATACAAGCGGCCTTGCGTGAAATCCCAAGCGCTGGATTGACTACAGGCATTGCTAATGTGACTGAAGATGTTGGACGTCAGCAGTATCGTCAAGCCCAAGAGAACTGGGTTACTGCCAATTTGCGACCAGAATCTGGTGCAGCCATTGGTGTGGATGAAATGGCCAAAGAGATTCAAAAGTATTTCCCACAGGCCAATGATGCGGCAAAAACAATCGAGCAAAAAGCCCGTGCTAGGCGTGACACTGAACTGGCCATGACTGTGCGCGCTGGTCCAGCCTATAAGCAAGTGGAAAAAGCAGTGGCTGCACAGAATTTAACAAATGCAGCGCCTGCACCCATGGCACAACCTGGTGCAGCAGTGCCAACTGTTAGGCAACCGGCTGGTGTTGGTAGATTAGTCAGAGACCCAGTGACGGGTGTTTATCGTTATGTAATGGAGTAAAAGATGGCTGACAAAATTGTTGAAATACCAAACATTGGGCCAGTGTCTTTTCCAGAGGGAATGACTGATGCTGACATCATCAAGGCCATTCAAGCATTGCAAGCACCAGCTGCTGCACCACCAACTGGAAAAGCCCCAGAGTCTTTTGGAGCAAAAATTCTGAATTCACCAGTCGGTGGTGTCATTCGCGGTTTGCGTGATATTCCAGACGCTGGCGCTCAACTGCTAACCCGTGGCCTAGAAGCTATTTCACCAGCAGGCTCAAGTCTTGAGCAGTTTGCGCAATCAGAACGCAAAAGAGTTGAAGACATCAATCGTCAGGCTGAACTTGATTACCAGAGAAACTGGCGACAAGGTCAGATGCGTCAAGGTGAAATTGATGTGGGCCGTGTCGGTGGCAACATTGCAGGCACATTGATCCCATCAAGCGCTGCCGTGCGCGTACTTGGCGCGACCACGGCCCCAGTGCGAGCTGGCGCAATTAGTGGTGCAGTCGGTGGCGCTTTGCAACCCGTGGCCACAACGCCTGGCACAACAACTCCAGAATTCATGGCTCAGAAAGTCGAGCAAATGGGTGCTGGTACAGCATTTGGTGCAGGCGCTGGATATCTTGGCGGTAAGTTATCTGACATTCTGTTTGGCGCTAAACCACCAGCCATGCCAATGCCTGGTCAACCAGGTGTCGGTGGCGCTCAAGTCAATGTGACCACAACGCCAACGGCCACAGTCACTGGTGGTGGTTCAACTATGGGCGCTGTCGGCCCAGATGCATCAGCCGGACTGACTGCGGCCCAGCAGGCCATTCTTGGCCGTGGCAAGGAAATGGGATTTAGAACAACGCCTGGTCAAGAGACTGGCTCTAGGTCTTTGCAGCAGATGGAAGCTCGAATGGAGTCAAACCCGTTTACTTCTGGACCATTTAACACAATCAAAGATACAAACCAAAAGATTCTTAATCGATCCACAGCGCAAGCCATTGGTGTGGATTCTGCTGAATTGAGCAATCCAGTATTGGCCCAAGCACAGCGCCAGATCAGCAAGGTCTACCAACAAGTGGCCAGTCCAGACGTCAAAAAGGTAGATGGTAATACTATCCAGACTGGCATTGAAATTGTCGATAAGGCTTTTGAAGGTCTGACAACTCAGCCATTTAAAAATAATCTTTTTGTGCAGCAGCTGCAAAACATAGCAGCCAAAGGCGAGGCCAGTGGCAATGAATTGCAGGCTTTATCGTCAAAAATTGGCAAGCGTGCCAAAAACGAAATGACCACAGCAATGGGTGATCGTGAGCTTGGTAGCGCTTTGTTCCAAGTTAAAGAAATGGTCGATGATGCCTTGGCCCAAGGCTTGTCTAAAGAGCAGCAGGCTGCATTCCAGCTGGCCCGTGCCAACTATCGCAACTTGATGACCATCAGGTCCAATCAAGGTGTAGTCAATCCATCGACCGGAAATGTGTCAGGCTTGAATCTAGCCAGTGCGTTGACCCGCAAAGACCCACAAGGCTTTGTGTTTGGCTCTAATCAGACACCGATGTATGAGGCCGCTAGATTTGCCCAGGCATTCAAGCCAATTGTTGGTGACTCTGGAACGGCCACAAGGTCCATGGAAATGAGTCCTTTAAGCATGATGTTGGCCGCGCCAACAAACATTGCAGCCCGTGCCTATACGGCCCAGCCAACTGCTAACCTTGCCTCAAGAATGCAGACTGGTGTTGCACCAGGCACTGATCTGGCCACACAAGAACTCTTGAAAAAGATGTTCCCGCAAACTGGTGCAGCCGGCTTGATCAGCCTTTTAGGCCAATAACTAAGACCCAAAAAACGCGGCAACAAGTGGGTCGCGTTTAACTACCCGTCTCTTCTGCCTGCGTCTGGCCAAGCCAAAGTCTTTGTCGTCTGCTGACATTTTCTCGCGGTATTTTTTGATGCGCTCTGAGCCTGGCACTGGCCCAGGCGCTTCAGCATCAACCCCATCACCCCATGACCACAGAGGCCGCCACTGGCCATTGGCGCTCACTCTGGTGTAGCCGCTGATATATACCAATTCATGGCGGTGCAGATCAAACAGAATCCTCGCAGCACTGCGTCTGGCACAGAAGCACAGCTTGGCCAGATCAAGGTCTGACAGATTGCCTTTTTTCTGGAGTGCTGCCTCAATGGCAGGGCCTACACGGGGCTTTAAGCCTCTGGCCATGTGCCGGTCTCCATTCGGGCTTTCAAGCGCTCCAGCATTGTTTTGACAACGAATGCATGGGTCCTGATCTCTTGAGTGGTAGCATGGCCATAACCATCAGGCGATGTCAGCGCCATGGTCAGGTCCAAGCAAGCCTCAAGGGCCAATGGCAATTCTTTCTGGGAATTCATGAATTGCTCATTTGGCACATGGTAATGATGGGCGGGTTTATTGGTCATTGAACTTAGCCAAAGCCGTGATCTCAATGTGGTCCACCATGGATTGCAAAATCATGTGGGCAATGTCCACATCAGTGCCAGCAATGTATGCGTTATTGAGGGTCATGCACTCTTCAATATCAGGCTCATAAGGCGCGCCATAAGAGTCGGTGTAGCCTTTCTCTTCTGGGCTGTATTCGAGAAAACAGACCAGATCAACGTCTTCTACTGAGCATTCAAACTGGAACAAGTCTCTGGGGCAACTGGGTGTTGGGCCGTAGTTCATATCAACCCCTCCAAGCCAACATCACGCCAATGCCACCAAAAATAATGATGGCCAAGGTGCATTCGATCAGGGTGGTAATGATTTTCTGTTTCATCGGTTTCTTTCGTTAATGGGGCCGAAGCCCCGTAGGTTTAATTAGGCTGCGGCTTTCTCAGAAAATAAGCGCTTGGCTTCTGTGCCTTGATCTGCATACTCATCAGAGCCATAAGCTGGATCAACTTCATCCCAAAATGTAGGAGAAATAAACTTACCAGCTTCAAGCGCTGCGTTAACACGGGCGGCTAAACGATCTGCTTTGGCTGATGCCTCTGCGCGTAAATCGGGAAAGTAAGAATCGCCAGACTCTGGGCAAACAACTTCCTGAGTGCCATTGAAAATGGCTTGATGACGAAAGCGCTTACCAGCTGCATTCTCGATCAGCACATAAAACTGTTCTGCAATGAATGGATGACCATCACAAGCAAAACCAGCGTTAAACAAATCAGAAGCCACATAAGCAGTAAAAGTTGTCGTTTTCATTTCGTTTCTTTCGTTTAAGTAGTAGGAGTAACGAAGTATGACAGAAATGAACTATCTGTAAAGAATTATTTTTAAACTGTTGTTTTTTTACATATACCGCAATTAGAATGCGGCCATGGAATCAATTCACACTATCAGGGCAAGGGCCAAGGCTCACAAGATAACCATGTCTGCGGTGTGCGATGAGGCTGGCATCCAGCAGTCCCAAGTCAGCCGGTGGCTGTCTGGAACTGTGGAGCCTCTGTGGACATCA